CGCTACCACCAATTTCTCCAGCTGGTGCCATAGCTGCTGCTTGGGCTTGTAACGCTTGTCTCCAATTAGGACCAGCCTGCTCAATCTGTGCCAATTCCCAAGCAAACTCTTTGTCTTTTCTTAAGAATTCTCTATTAGCTTTCACGTCAATATCTGACCAACCCAAATATTTCTTCTGTGCATAAGAAGGTGATATGCTTTGATTACTTGACATAGTACCGAAATTTTGAACCTTCATTTCTAATTTTTGACTTTCTCTTAATTCATAGAAGTTAGTTGGAACATTAAATTCCAAGTCAAAATGTTGTTCTTTTAATTTAAAATCAGACCACAAACCCTTCAATTGAAGGTGTGTAATAAATCCATTTTTAAAACCAGCTGCAACTTGTTGTTGCATTCTTATAATAAATCTAGCAAATTTTAATTCTTCTCTAAGAATTTCTTGACCGTCTTTAAATGTATCTTGTGGGTCTAATCGTGAAGAAGGTATCTTTAATGCTCGATACAACTTCTTCATGAAGTACATTAAATCATCTAATTGACCTAGATTTGCCCCGCCTGGTAATGTTGTAACAGATGTTCCTTCTGAACCGGCTCTCTTTGCAAACCAGTAACTATCTAACATGGTTTGCGGATTAAATTTTTGTACCACACCACCCTGATTATTGTCAAATGTTTTAGAAGACCAATATTGTTGTTGTAATTTTCGTAGGTAAGACTCTGCTTTAGGAGCAGGCATATTTCCAACATCTACGTTAAAAACTAATCTTTCGGGGGCCCTGACTAAACGATAAATGATAATTGCATCTTCAATCATCGATAATTGACGATATGCTCTTCTAGCGTTTTCTAAGAATGGCAATCTCATGGTCTTATTTTCATTCCATATACCAGAATGAATATAAGTAATTTGATTTTTGTCCATCGGAACATATTCGTGTCCAACCTGTTTGGTAGGGTTATTAGGATCAAACTTTGGCTTGCGATATAAAAACGCTTTTACCATCATGTTTTGTACATTGGTAAAAACAGGATCAATCATATCTGCACCCACTTGTACTGTGCCTAAGATACCTTCTTTAGGATATTTTTCATGAATGATATGTTCGAAGAAAACTTCCCCTTCTACCAACAATGACCTAAAAATATCCCATCCTTTATTATCTAAATCAAAATATTGAATGTATTTTTGAAACTCTCTATTTAGTGTTTCTTCTTGTGTTTCATTTAGATTATCATTTTTATAACGTAATTTGATAATGTTGCCGTCGGAATCTTTATTAATTATCTCGTCACAAATTTCATCTAAAGCATCAGATACTTCCGAGAAGGCAGCAATAATGCGATAGTCACGTATGCGTGCTGGTTTATCCTTTTGGATATTAGCATACATGATTTCAGAAAATCTAGAATCTTTCTGAATTGCACCTATACCTGCATTATTATATTCACTATTTTGAGAAACAGAATGCCTAGATAAGGCTTCTGCTCTTCGTGAGCCAACTTCTTCGAAATACTTAAATTTAGGATTTAATTTCTCAGATGCATCTAAAACATTATAACCAGAATAGGGCAATTTTGATGAAATATAATTCATCAAGTCTCTGCCAAATGTAGAAGAACGACCATCATCTAAAGAACTCATTTCCACTATTTATCATGTTCTTTGATATTTTAACCGTGACTAGCGCTACCTTCATATATGACATCACCAACAATAGGTGAAAATACTTGTGATCCCAATTCAGACCTGAATGTAATACCGTTTGCTTGAGTTGCATCTATTGATTTGGGATCTGTCCATTCAAAATTATCTAGATCAACTACGGGTCTCATTGTCGCCGGCAATATAATTACATCTACTGTTTCATCGGGTAGTACTGTAGCTTGAATAGACTTATCAGCATCTGCATACCAATTTACTGTATCATACCAGTCATTGTTGATTAATGAGTGCCCATAATATCAGTAATGGGTGGTTCTGGTGGTTCTGGTGGTGGTAATAATGAACTGTCTGGTGCGTCTCCAATATTAAATTGATATTTAAATTTCTCCCAACCTGCTCTATTTGCTACTATAATATTAAATGTACCGTTGCTTATTAATTCAGGTAGATTTAATTCTATAGTATAATTGTTTATTAATTTATAACATGATAATGGTAAACTATATGCACTAACGGGTGGGTAGTAATCAAAATTCAATACGGTTAGTGTAGAAGATAAAATAGTAGAAGTTGATGAAAGTAAAACATTGGTCGTATGATCAAAATTATTACCTAATAGCATAAACGGATAATTTGCTTCTTCTTTTTGAAAGATAAAGTCATCATCAATTAATGTGCCATGAAAAAATATAGATGTGCATGCGGGCGCAGCTGAGAATGTAATTGTTCTTGTATTTTGTCTAGCTGGTAATGCTATTGCTTCAGAATTCGACGCATAAAAATTATCACATTCTAGTAATGCTGAAGAAAAGTTAGTTTTAATAAAAAATACATTTTGTTGTTTTGGCATTTCTTTTTGAAACAACCAACCCTTTATAGTAAATCCTGTAGATGCTTCTATTCTATATTTGTCTGATTTTGTTGTATCCGTAGGATAGCTCATGGTCATGTTTCCAGACCACATTACTTGAGACCTTATTTCTTGTGTGGTGGCTGCTCCCATAGCATCCGGTATTTTCCATGCAATTACAACATAAGGATTTGAATACGGTATAAAATTAGAAAGTATTTGATCCATATCCGTTTGATACTCAGTAAGAATTGACATAGATAAATCTATGTTTACTGGTATCGGCATATTAATATGCGCATGATTTTTTCCGGGCTTTAAATCAGAAAAATGATCACTTTCATCAAATCCATAGAGTTTAGAAAACACCCTGTTTTCGTCACGGCTTATACCGGTTACATTGACAGCAATAACAGGCAATGTAATATTTTGTGCTTTGTTTACGATATCAAATAAGACTCTTTCTTTTGGAGAATAAACGTAACGAACCTTGACATTTGATCTTGCGTCGCGGTTTTTATCATATCGATTTATAACTACATCATCAAAAGCAGCTATAAATTGCGATATGATATCACGTATCTCAAAATGAAATGTCTGTATTTCCACACATATATTTAATTGAATCGCTTCAAGAAGTACTTTGGTAATCTGGTTTTGTTCTGAATGACCGCATCTACAATGCATCCGTCCAAGATATATGTCACACAATAATCATCTACTGATCGAACTCCACGACCACACGCTTGGATGAGATTATTAAGCATCTTATTGACATACCATTGACCATCTTCTTTAAAGAGACGTTTAATTCTTTCATCTCCTAATGGCATATAAGCTGCTTTCACTAAGATTTGAAATCTAGCTAAATCATCTTTTAAATCTACTCCATAAGTTAATGAGGGTGATACCAAGATAGTTGGTGACGGATCTTCTAAGTGTTGTTTGAGGATTTGTTCATTGGTCATACCATCTCCTCTAAAGATAAATCTAGGATCATTTATATTATTTCTAAGATAATTAGTAATCTCCATAGTATGCGTATGGATTACACCTTTCACATCCTTATGTTGATCGCAAAGATTTTTGATTTGTTTTGCAATGTATGGTAATGATGATTTTAAATTTTTATAATTCAACTTAACCCTGCCCGCGCAAAAGATTGGAGCCTTCTTTGCAGAGAATGTAGAATCTACTTCAATATACTCATAATCAGTGATTCCGAGCGTTCTGGCAAAATGTTTATGATCAATGATAGTAGCAGACATCAAAAGGATTTTTTCTCCATAATTGAAAATATGTTGAGAAAGTTTATCAATTCTCAGAGGCTTTAAGGTAATTGCTTCATTTGTCTTTTCTAGAATATATTCACAATCATCCCAAGTCTCAATAGTTGTCTTGAGCGACATATGCAAATTTTTAAATAATGACAATCTTTGTCTATCTACCAATGAAGTAGATGTCTTTTTCTTCTTCAATGAATCCATTAATGTGTTAACTTCTTCTGAAAGATCTCCTACAAAGTTTTCTAACCAAGTTCTAAACTTTGTATAATTATTAATTGGGATGGATGTAATGGAAATATTCATCTTCTTGAGAACCTTATAATTCAATTCTCTCGAAAATCGTTTAACCAATTCGTCTTCTAATTCTGAAGCTTCATCACAAATAATAAAATCTCTTTTCTTTACGTGACCTGGTAATGACAGAAACATACTGTAATTCAGAACACCAAATTGTGATACTAATGTTTCATTCCTTGAATTATAGTATGGGCATTTATTAGCAACTTGACATTCGTGCTTCAAATCTGAATTGAAGATGCATGGTGCAATATCTGCTGTGAATTTTGGATCAATAGCACATGTATGATTTGCTTTACCTTTCAATGCTTTTGAATCATCGAATAATGATACATATTGATCTTGCAACGTCTTAGTGATAGTTAATGCCATGGCACCAAATGTAGGCATACCGGAACAATCATCCGGATCAAGATATGCGCCAAATTGATCCATTGCAAAAGCCTGATTTGATTCAATAGACTTAATAAATTCTGTAGGTGAAATAGAACTGCTATTAGCTAGTGTCTTAGCTAAAAAAGATTTGCCTGAGCCAGTAGGTGCACAGCAAATAACAAACTTCTTACCTGATTCAAAGGCTCTTTCTATTCTCGGAATGATTTCTACTTGCTGAGGTAGTGGTTCATATCCATCAGGAAAAAATGACATCAAATTCATGATGTCATTTTATCTGGTTTCGTTTAGAGATCACTCACCAACAATATAAACTACGTTATCGTAAATTTTAGCGTTAGTCTTTGGTGTCAAAGATTTCAATTTAAAATAAAGGTGATCACAATTATGTGAAATTTCATTTAATGTATAATTCATTTCAGCTGTCAATCCTTTTGAATTGCTATGAAATGGATATGGCAATTCAAATTTCTTTTGTTCATTATTCACTCTCAATAAGAAAGTAATATAAAAATCTTTGACAGTGAATAATAATAGTTTACCTTTCTTTATGGTTTTGTTGTTTACCATAAAAGACACCTCTCTTTGGAGAAAGTTATTTAAATTGTTTTCAAGTACGTTAATCATGTGTTCATGAAGTTAATTTTTTGTGAAGTAGACATTGTATAAACGTTCTCATTGAAGTATTTCCAAAATTCATCGTTAGCTGGTAATTTTTGAATAATAGTACAATTGTCAACATTTATACATCTATAGTTTTGCATAAGAATGTCCCAAGTAATAATAATGTTTTCAGCTTGTGGATCAAATTTTGGATATTGTGTGGGGGCTGTATATCCTAAAATTAATTTTCCATTATATGAATTAAGTAAATTAGTTGAATTTGTACACAACATTCTTCTTGTAGAACCTGAACCAGGCTTTGGTGTTCTTCTCAAGAATCTGATGTCTAATACGTTTTCTAATAATAAATTTCTTAATTCAGTAAAGCTTGCCATACTTACATTTTCTTACAAATACCAAAAAGTCTCTCCTCATTTAAGAACATTCCTTTTTTTACTTTTCCGTATCCTTCAATTTCGAGATTAGAAACAGAAGCACCCTTATCATTAGGAAATACGACAATATCATTTACTTTACAATATTTGACACTAGGTCCTGTTAAAACAACCTTTGCTTTTCTCCATGCTTTAGTTACTGCATTAGTGGGAATGAATAATCCATTTCTTTGGATAGCAGAACCTTGCGCATCTTCTACTTCATCAATCATTTCTACTAATACAATATCAGCAAAGACGAAGGAAAGCTTGTATTCATCTAAACCAAAAAAGCCTCCAGAATGACCATCAAGGTCAATGAGGCTTTTGGAATTTTTTAAATTATCTAATTCTGTTGGTAATTCAGCGGGCATACTATTAATTATGCCCTTTTTTTATAAGTCAACTAAGATAAACGAATAGCTTCTGCTATATCTCTCTCTGTAATTTCTCCATCTATAAATTGTTGGAATTTACCTTTTAACGATTCGGGCATTATCTTTTTCAGTTCGAGCTCTAATTTGAATTTTTTCAATTCATCATTTTGCTTTACATACGCTTTGAATTTATTAAAAAGTTCACTCTTTTCACCAGTTAATTGATGTTGTAAAGATTTTGTATTAAGAGGTGCTACTTTTACTGTTTTAAACACTGTTCTAAGCTTTTCCAAGAAAGCATCTTTAATCATAGGCGTATTAATTTCAATTTCTGCCCCTTTATTGATTTCAATTTCTGCCCCTTTCTTGTTTTCACTTTCTGCCCTTTTATTAATAACTTGAAGTTGTAAAGCTTTGGTGATGCGGTCTTTATATTCAGCGTTTGCATACTCAGATTCAGGATCAACTTTATCTGCTTTTTCTTTAGCAAAACGTTTTTCGTCCCACGGAATGAAAACAGATCTAATCTTTTCAATAGTGTCATCACGTAATGAATTTAATTCAGATTGATCTTCTGAATCTCTCTTCTCTATTTTCATTTGAAAATAGTCACGAAGCAATCTTTGCAAACCGTTTATTCCTTCTCCTGACTCTTCAAATGATTTTACTATATCTTTATATAATTGTCCTGTTCCATAAAATGGATCTTGTGTTAAACCTTCATTTAACACATCACCAAATAAATCTACTAAATGTTCATATAAAGAAGAGAAGTTCATGAGTCTATTTATTTGGACCCATGGATATTTTTATATAATTGAACTTCTCTTTTAGAGATTTGATACTTTTGTGCTAATAGACTATCAATATCTATTGTCTCTTTCTTTTCTGCTTTATCTTCTTTATGTTTTTTAATATATTCAATACGTTTTCGTTTAAACTTAGGAAAGATATTATATAGGAAATTGTATTGATCTTCTTTTGAAGTTAACGTCGGCCAGTATTTGTTGGTCGTTTCGTTAATAATTTCAGCAGAAACGTCGCTATACATAGAAATCCACCGATTACACATAAAAACGTTGAATTGTCCTTCTTCATACTTTATATCATCTATGTATCTCTTATCGAAAAGGATTGAATTGATATAATCAAAAATAGAAGCTTCCATTACAGAATAACTTTAGTAGTAGCAATCTGAATATCACGTACTGTATGATAAAATACTGCTTCTACATCCTTCATAAACAATTGAACTTGTTCGTCAGTTAATTTTGTTGAATAAGCAAAGTTGGGTGCACTCTTACCTGCATCAATATTGATACCCGTATGTCCAATAGCTACATTATTAGTAGAATATGTAATTGACACAGATGCTTTACCTTTGGTCTGTTCTTTCCCATCAGATCCGGTAAAGACATCATGGACAATTAAATCATCACCCCTTAATTCAATTGGCTTTTGAATATATCGAACAGACAAGATATTAGCAATTTGAGTATTGAATAATCTCTGGAAAGCTACTGCACCAAATGGACAAAGATTTGGAATTTCCCAACAAAAATTAATTGCATCATTGCTATAGATATAATCTTTAGCTAAGAGATCTTCTTGATCAATTAGGTTAGTTGTTACATTCATAGCACCGCGGAAACAAATCAAGTCTCCGATGGGCGATACGTTCTTACGAAGAAATTCGTAAGCAAAACGTTTATGAATAAGGTCGCCGTTATATGTTGTGGTTTGATCTAGAATCATTTGATTTATTTTAAAAACAAAGAGCTATAAATCAATACTATAAAAAATTTCCAATATTCATAGCTTGTTTAATAGCTACCCACATATCCAGATATTTATAAGTAGCTAACCTACCCATAAAAATAACATTTTTTTCATTATCAGCTAATTTTTTATATTTTTTATAGAGCTCATATCCTGTTCCGAAAGGTATTGGATAATATGGTATACCACTACCATCAAATTGCGAAGGGTATTCTTTTGTTATAACAGTCAAAGGCTCATTTTGATTCAAAAAATAACTATGATCATATATTCTAGTATATGAATTAATTTTATTGCATTGATTGATTGCATGATGAAACAAACGATTAGATGTTATTTCGTGCTCAAATTTTAGGGTTCTATATGGCAATTCACCATATTCAAAATTAAAATATTCATCAATTCTCCCCGTATACACGATAAGATCAGCTTTAATTTTTTTAAAATCTTTTTTATCTGCATTTAAATTAATTTTTATACCATCTAACATATTGTTCATCATGTGTGTATAACCATTTGATGGTATTCCTTGGTATTTTTCAGAACCGAACCATGATGGAGATTCTTCATTTTTTAAAACAGGCACTCTATTTAATATAGCGTTAGAAATTTTATCAAAAGGCATGCCCCACTGTTTTTCAGAATAATCTTTATAGATCAAATCAATAATTTCTTGTGATGATAAATTTCGACCTAATTCTTTTATTGTGGACAAAGAATATGGCAAACTAATTATTTGATGATTATTCAATAATGCTTTAGGTTTATATTTAAATTCATTAAAAGTAGTATATCTATTTATAAACTCCCAAACATGTTCATCATTTGTATGAAAAATATGGGGGCCATAATTATGTACAATGACACCGTTTAAATTACTGTCATAACAATTACCACCAATATGATTTCGGGAATCTAATATTTCTACTTTATGCCCCAACTCACATAGTTTAATTGCGGAAACTATTCCAGATAATCCACCACCAACTACAATGACTTTCATTTTTATTATTAGTAAAAATTATACAGATAAATAGTTAAAATTTCTGCAAATAGTAACGCCATGTCTAAACGGCAATGTTTCGTCATGATCTTCTTTTTTAGTAGAACAATGCAATATATCATATCCCAGATTTTTGAATAAATTTGTCATCATTCTTTCTACGGGCTGATGCGCAAATCCTTGTTCATTTTCTAAAAAATTACCTTGCCTACCGTAAGGTGCATAATGAAGATTTGTATCATGCAAGCAAATATAAACTTCATTTTTATCTATTAAATTATTGTTCAATAAATTAAAATAAACATCCATTTGAATTAAATCATGACAATCAAAAAAAATCATATCGATTTTTCTATTACTAATATCTGATGCAGATATGTCTTTTGCATTTTTTATTAAACAAATATGATTTTCGGATAATTTCGGAACTGGGTTTATATCACAAGTATACAAAATATTTTTTTTTGAAAAATCCAATGCTTTTAAAAAGTTCATAGAACTATAGCCATTTAACCCACCAATTTCGAGTATTGTTTTTATGCGCGCTGTTCGTATTAATCCGTATAAAAAAAGTGCTTCGTCGTCTTGGATGGGCCCCCAAACATCCTGATTTTCATTTTGAATCAAATGTGATAAGTCGTATTTATGCATATTTTTTTTTTTAAAAAATAAAGTTCCATATTCTTTCTAAGATATAAGGCCCGTCTTTTGAATATTCGCTACTAATCAAAATATTATTCAAATTTATATAAAAATCCTTGTCGTGTTTTAAAATATTTTTTTTATTTATAATAAATTGTGCACCTGGTGTAAATTTTAATTTTTTATTGGTTTGCATATTTAAATTTATTTTTTTACAAAAATCTATTATTTGCAATCCGCAGTGCTGAGGCGCACCATTAACATCACATTCAAGATATATGCCGTCAAATTTACCCGCATATACACCATTTGGATTATCAAATGCATAAAAATGGTCGTGTGCGATAAAATTTTTTATTTCAAAAAGAAAATCGGGTGAATGATCGAATGGATGGCCTTGACAAAAACAATTATAATCTGCTAAATTTTCATAATTTTCAATTATGTGCGAAATGTATGTTTCTGATTCGCGGCCACAATTTTCTTTCTTTATATAAGACAAATCATTTATATCATTTCCTTTATTATATAAATAAATTTTCCATTTTTCATCTATATAATGAGTCCATTGTATATCTTCATTATATCTTGAAATTATAATATCATAAGTCATATTTTTTTCATTAATTTACGATCACTAAAATGTTTATTTTCTATCATATATTGTTCTAATTTTTTAAGACCATTTGTATATATATGAGTAAATCCATGAGAACCTTTATTGAAATCGTTTCTATTTAAAATGTTTGGATCAAACATTTGATGACTCCAAGACATATCACCATAATGATAAAAATAATAACCGTGTCCGTTTATATTACCTATTTTTGCTTTTTTCGATCTCAGATCTTCTAAAAACGAAGAACCGCAATCATAATTTTTAATACCCGGTAAGGGATCACGATCTTGACATCTTTTTTCATCAAAATGTTTAATATTATATTGCTTTAAAAAATGGGTATCTATTAGTTGAAAACAGGGGTGTATTCTTGGTTCGTACATCCTCATGCTATCTACAGATACTTCTCCCATAGTAATAAAATTTTCTCGCTTAAATGTATCAAATAAATCCGATATTGATCGTAAAAATATAATATCGGTGTCTACTAATAATGCATAACGTGTCTTAATTGCTTTTAATAAAACATTAATTGACGGTGAATGGCGCTTATCATCAGATATAATAAAATTAATATTTGCTTCTTTTAAAATATTTTTTGTTTCATTATCATTTGAATTTTCACATACTAATATATCTGTTCCAAAATGCAAATCTTGAAATGATAATAACATATTTTTTGTGATTATTGGTGTATTAAATGAAGCTGTAATTAATGTCAAATCTTTTAAAATATTCATATATTATATATATTATTAAATTTTGTTTTTGATGTATAAAGTGTTACAAAGAAAATTATCTAGATCTGATAATTTTGCACTTTTCATGTAAAACTCTTTATATTCTTAAGTGTATTGTTGTTACTTTAAGTCTTCAATTTCAAAAATGAAAATGCTTGTTTTATGAGCTCAATGCATTGTATTTTTTAATAAAGCTATCATAATCTATCAATATTAAATTAATTTAGGTTAATTAATTTTTAATTCACCGTTATTCAAAAAATCTTGATATGCAATTTTTAATCCTTCTTCAAACGGAGTTTCTTCAAAAGACATAATGCTATTTAAAAGTGTACAATCGGTCTTTTTTCTTGGTGTTCCATCTAAGCTGGGATCACCCGGAAGAATTTTACCTTCAAATCCAACTACCTTGCAAATTTTCTTTGTTAGTTCATATATACTCAATTCTGTATTAGAACCAGCATTAACGAGATTTGGGGGATTTTCGATCTCTAAAAGTTTGTAACAGATTTTAGCAAGATCATCAGCATTCAAAAATTCTCTTAGAGAAGAACCACTTCCCCAAATTTGATATTCTATATGACCTCTTTCCTTTGCTTCATGGATCTTTCTGATCAAACCAGGAATAACATGAGAGTTCTCGGGATGATAGTTATCATTCAAACCATATAGATTGGTAGGTGCAACGGAGTGATAAATTACACCATATTGTTTGCGGTAATATTCACATAATTTAATACCCGCGATTTTTGCAATCGCATAAGCTTCATTAGTTGGTTCAAGACTGTCCGTAAGCAAATATTCTTCTTTCAAAGGTTGAGGAGCAAACTTAGGATAAATACAAGTACTGCCAAGAAACAATAATCTTTTAACGCCATGCTTATATGCACTATTAATAATGTTTGTTTGGATCATTAAATTATCATAAGCAAAGTCAGCGGGGTATATACTATTAGCTTTAATTCCTCCAACTTTTGCTGCGCAAATAATTATTTTATCCGGTTTAACAGTAGCAATAAAATCGTCTACATTTTGTTGATTGCGCAAATCTAATTTTTTCTTATCTATAGTAATAGGTTCGTAATCTTTACAATGTCTCAACATTGCTGAACCAACCATACCATTATGACCAGTTATTAATAATTTTTTCATTATTATAAATTATTTAAATAATTTACTACTTTATCAACTTGAGAAAATTTAAGCTTGTTGTGTAACCCTATATAAAACCCGCACTTATGCAAAAATTCACTATTAGGAAATTCTTCATAAGAAGCAAACTGCTTATAACATGTTTGCCGCAAAAGATTACCAGATATTATTGGTCTTGTTTCTATGCCTTGTTCTAAACAAAATTTTAAAGCTTTAATTTTATTCTTTTCATTATTAAAAATAATTGGCAAACTAAATGCAACAGATTCTCTGTCTGCATATTCTTTGGGTAACAAATAATTTGAATTTAAACTCGAAGAAAAATGCGTATAAATTTGTTTTCTTTTTTCAATGTATGCATTTGCTTTTGATAAATCAATTAAGCCGACAAATGCGTTGAAATCAGTATTTCTAAAATTAGAACCCAAACAATAAAAATCAAACCTGTTGTCTACGTTTGGATTATTGTACTTTAATGGATTTTCCAATGATCTAGTCATTCCATGGTTTCGTAGCATTTGCAAATACTCATATTCTTGTTCAGAAGAAGTAAAAACAAATCCTCCTTCTATACTTTGCAATTGATGTCCAAAATATGTACTGGTAGATGATGTAGTGTAACTAGATATGTTTTTATTTTTAAATTTACCAAAAGTATTTTCACAATTGTCAAGCATTAACTTAACCGAATACTTGTCAGCAAGTTGCTGAAGTTTTTCTATGTCTGGCACAAATCCCAACAAACTAGTTGCAAATATACATAGTATATCATCGTTTTGTTTTAAGGTTTCTTCTAATTTAGAATAATCAATACACAAATCTTCTAAATTTACGTCTATAAATTTAGGAATAAATCCCTCTCTAACGAAAGGAGCTACAGAAGTCGTCCAAGTAGTGGAAGGAAAAATAATGCTATTTTTGCTGGGTGCTTGATCTCTTAACATCATGGCAATCATAGTATTTGCAGTTGAACCGCTAGAACAAAAAACTGCATATTTACTGTCCATGAAAGTTGCCATTTTTTCTTCAAATTTTTTAACTTGTTTGTCTTGTGTCCAACGGTTTTTTTTATTTAGAATAAAAAAAGCAATATTTAATCTATCTAAAAAATTAAAATTATTTACATTTAAAGGCCAGTTCATAAAAATTTATTTAAAGGTTGTAGTTTTCTCTTTTAGCTAATTCCCAATCAGCTTTAGTCATAATCTTCACTAAATCATCAAATTTAACTTTAGGTTCCCATCCAAGCTTTTCTTTAGCTTTAGTGGCATCTCCTAATAACAAATCTACTTCTGCTGGTCTAAAATACCTTGGATCAATTTTTACAAGAGCTTTTCCGGTCTTTATGTCAATGCCTTCTTCCTCTACATCTTCGCCTCGAAACTCAATATCAATTCCAACTTCTTTAAATGATTCTTTACAAAATCTTCTAATAGTATTTGTTTCTCCTGTAGCACAAACATAATCATCTGGAGTATCTTGCTGTAGCATTTTCCACATCATGTCTGTGTATTCTGGGGCATATCCCCAATCTCGTTTAGCATCTAATTTTCCAAGATACAAACAATCTTGCAAACCTTCTTTAATTCTTCCAACTGCTCTTGTAATCTTTCTTGATACAAAGGTTTCTCCTCTTCTTGGTGATTCATGGTTAAACAATACTCCATTTGAAGCATGAATACCATAAGATTCCCTATAGTTAATAACACTCCAATAACCAAATAATTTTGCTACTCCATATGGAGAACGAGGATAGAAAGGAGTTTTTTCTGTTTGAGGACACTCTTGAATTTTACCGTATAATTCAGAAGTTGATGCTTGATAAAATCTCGTCTTATCTTTTAAACCAACTTCTTTAATTGCATCTAAAAATCTAAGAGTTCCTAGCGCATCAACTTGTGCTGTATATTCTGGAATGTCAAATGATACTCTTACGTGACTCTGTGCAGCTAAGTTATAAATTTCATCTGGTCCAATTTGTTCAAGCAAACGGTTTACGTTAGAAGTATCTGTTACATCTCCATAATGTAACCGTAAGTCTTTATAAATATGATCAATACGGGAGGTATTAAACGAAGAACTTCTTCGGACCATTCCATGTACTTGATAACCTTTATCCAAAAGTTGTTCAGCAAGATATGAACCATCTTGTCCAGTAATACCTGTTATTAGGACTTTTTTCATCTCTTATATATATGAAATAATAAAATTATTTCCATGCCTAAAATTCATTCAAATAACTATCTTGAATATATGTGTATAAGAATGTGATTTGATTTAAATCAGACAACAAGTATGACAAAACAAGTGTATCACAAACTTATTACACAGGAGCATTTCCAAAAAAAAGAAATTTAAATGTTATAAGTCGGCAATTTATAAAACCAAACATCTTCTCCGAAATATTTAACTTTATCCTCTCCAATTGTATCTCTTAACGCATCCTTGACTGGCTGATGGGCATAATCATGACCCGAAATAATACCACCTGGTTTGATTTTAGATATCCAGTGTTTAATATCATCGGATACATTTTTGTAGTCGTGTGCACCATCAATAAAAACACAATTTAATGTTTTGTCGCTATACAAAGCAGAGGCAGCTAAAGAAGAAAGACGAATAGGATTTAAAAATTCTTTAACAGGATTTATATTTTCTAAAAAATGGTTATATAAACCATCGGGAATATTGAGTAAAGGTTCGTTGTAGCTAGAATTAATGTCATTATCTCCTTCCCAAGTATCTACACAATCAAATTTTATTTGTTTATTTGAATTAATAATTTCAACAGCAAGATATGCTGTTGATTTACCTTTCCATGAACCAACTTCAACAAAGTGAAAACCATCTTTAGCTTGCTTAACTATTTCAGAATAAAATTTTGGAAAAGTAAACCAACCTTGTATGTTTTGATAAAAATGTTCCAT